ACCGAGCTAGCTGCAGCAGTTGAATCTGCTAAGAATGACACGGACGCTGTAAAGGCTGAACTCGCTTCGGTTAAAAAGGCTCCTGCAGTTCCTTCTGTAAAATCTCAAGAATTTAAAAAGAATGCACAACCTGTAGTAGCTACGAATGGCTCATCATTCAGCGACTTCATGGAAAGCATTCGCTCAAAACAAAGTAATTAATCAAGATTAAAAAAGTAAAAAAGATATGCCAACTTCTTTAAGTTTAACCACCACCTACGCGGGAGAGCTAGCTGGTGAAATCTGCCGCAAGGCACTCGTTTCTAACGTATCTGCAGGGTACGTTACTATGAAGCCAAATGTACCTTACAAGTCAGTGGCTCGTAAAATTGAAGACACTGTAACATTCGCCGCAGGCACTTGTGACTTTACCCCAACAGGTACTATCACTTTGACTGAGCGCATCTTGACTTTGGAAGAGTTCCAGGTACAGCGTCAAATCTGTAAGAAGGACTTCTTTACAGACTGGTCTGCTGCCGATGTAATGTCAGGTCGTGTAAACACTCAAATCCAAGACGCTATTGTTGAGCGTTTGGTAAGCGGTATTGCTGCTAACAACGAGACTGTAATGTGGTCAGGTGTTAACGCTACCACTGGTCAGTACGATGGATTCGAGACTTTGATTGCTGCATCTGCTGCACCTAGCGCGGGTACAGGTACTTTGGATGATACTACAATCATCGGTGCTATTTGGTCGCTTATCTCTACCGCTTCAAACGGTGTAAAAGGTGCTGCTGAAAAGCCAACCATCTACATGGGTCAGGTTGCTTGGGAAGCATACATGCAAGCTCAAATCGCTGCAGGTAATGGTTGGTACTTGACAGGTGGTCCTGAAGTAAACAAGCGTTTCGTAGGTATGTACGAAATCGCAGTATGTCCGGGTATGAGCGATGACGTTTTGATTTTCTCACAGAAGTCAAACTTGATGCTTGGTACTTGGCAGGAAAACCAAATGAACGAAGTGTTCATCTTGGATATGCAAAACTTGGATGGATCACAGAACGTGCGTTACGGTGCACGCTTCTACTTGGGTGCTCAAATCTGCGTAGCTGAGGACATTGTTGCTTGGGGTCTATAATCTTAATAATAATCAACGGGGGGTGTAATAACCCCCTTTAAAAACTATATAGTATGGCTTGTGAATTAACTACTGGTTTTACACTCGGATGCCTTGAAGGTATCGGAGGTGTTAAAGAGGTTCTGATTGCTAACTACGATGACTTTACATCGGGCATCACTTACGGTGGTGTAGATGGAGAAGTTGACGGATTGCCTACTGCTACTATCTACCGTTACGTTCCATTCCGTAACTCAGGCTCATACATTGAGACTGTAAACAAGAACTTGGAATCGGGTACACTGTACTTCTCACAGGAAGTACAATGGACATTCGGTAAATTGAATCAAGACATGCGTAACGAGTTCTTAAACGTAGCTAAGGCAAAGATGATTGTTTTTGTACGTACCAATGATGACCAAATCTTGTTGATTGGTGCAGGTGAAGGCTCACAGCTGACTGCAGGTACTGTACAATCGGGAGCGCAAAAGGCGGATTTGATGGGTTATCAGGTTACTACTACTGCTGAGGAATTGACTCCAGCTGTACACCTTGAGCCATTCACTTCTGTACCTTTCGACAACTTCGCAGGTATTACTGTAAGCCCTGCTTACTAAGATTTGTTTTTCGTTTTTGTGTGTTCTTGTTGTATTGTAAAAAGGGCAGGTTATATTTGACTTGCCCTTTTTAAATTTAAAAGGCATGATATATCTAGTTACAAATACAGCGAATCAAACGCTCTTTCTTTCACTCGATGAAGCTAGGCAGTACTTTGCAACAGCATACACGAATTATCTATTGGTGTTAACCCACGAGGAGAACAGCACCACAGGCACAGACCTTGCACAGGTTGCCGTAATTGTCAATGAAAATACACGCATCACACAACTCACTGTTACAACAGTTGGTCTTACCCGGTCAGGGCGTTACCGTTACGAGGTATACGGGCAAAATTCTGCAGTTAATACTAATCCGTCAGATGGTTCTGTACTTGGTTTGGTTGAGCGTGGATATGCTGTCTTGACAAATAACACATCTTATTTTGATGTGCCAACTGATGTGATACCTAACGACATTATCTATGGAATCTAAAGAATCGAATATAGTTTCATTGAAACTTAGCGAGTACGAGGTTGGGTTAATTACGGTGATCAAAATGATTTTCCGCAATACCTACGCGACCTGTCCCACGAGTCACCAGTACACGGTAGTTTAGTTGTGGCTATTGGTGACATGATAGCGGGTAAGGGTATTAAGTCTGAGCAATACCAAGAGGAACTGGATGCACTTGATATAAATACTTTGACGTATGCAGCCGCCCACGACTTGAAGTTGTTTGGTGGTTTCTTTATAGAGGTGATATGGTCTAATGACCGCACAGTTATAAGCAAGCTAAATCCTATACCATTTGAAGAATGCCGCATAGCGGTAAATCAGGATGATGATAGCGAGGTAGGTATCTTTCACAGTTACGACTGGAGCAACACACGAAAGAAAAAGAACACGCCCGAATTCATACCCAAGTATAATTACTTGACTCGAATGGAAGAGCCGCGCCAAATCTATTGGTGCTTTACCTATACGGGCAGCGATACATACCCACGCCCCGACTACTGGAGTGCGATTAACTATATCGAGCTAGACAAACAGATTTCGATATTCCATATCAACCAAATCTCAAACGGTTTATTCCCTTCTACCATTATTAACTTCTATAACGGGCAAGCAACGCCTGAGCAGAAGCAACAGATGATGATGGACTGGGAGAACAAGATGAGTGGTGCGCGTAACGCGGGCAAGGTGGTAATGTTCTTCAACGAGCGCGATCAACCTAAGACCGAGATTACACCATTCCCTGTAAACGATGCGGATAAGCAGTATCAATTGATGGATACTACTGCAACACAGAAGATAATTACAGCACACCGTGTAACTACGCCACTGCTGTTTGGTATTCGCGAGGCAACAGGATTTGGTAGCAATAAGGACGAGATGGCTACGGGACTTGAGATATTTAAGAAGCAAGTCATTGAGCCTTATCAAACGCTAATCGATAAGAGTATTACCGAACTTTTGAGCAATCAAATGCCGGGTGTGAGCTTTGAGATTGTACCGAACACGCCACTTGTAGCTGAGCAAACATCTGTCGTAACCGATGCGAATGCAACAGGCACTACTGCAGATGTTGCCGCTACGGCTTTGAATGGTGCACAGATTAGTTCACTTGTGGACATCGTAATGCAATCGGCTGCAGGTGCTGTACCTGTGACAAGTGCCAAGGCAATCGTAAGTGCTGCGTTCCCCACGTTACCAATTGCCACTATTGACGCAATCTTTGCCGATGTGTTACCGGGTAGCTTGCAACCGCAAGAGGTCATCATGAGTGACGAAAAAAAAAAAGTAGCTGGTGACTTTGATGATAACAAAGTAGCAGATGCATTGATTGCATTAGGTGAAGACCAAGATGAAGACTGGGTGTTGATTGATGAGTACGATGTTGATTACGATACGGACGATGAAGATAACGAACGGATTCAATCGCATAACTTTGCTACTAGCACAGGAACTGCACGACCTAACGCAAAGTCTGCACAGGATGAAACTATTGAGGATGTAAAGTTCTATACACGCTATAAATACAGCGGTGAAATACACGACAATTCACGCGAGTTTTGCCGTAAGATGATAGCAGCGGATAAGCTATATCGCAAAGAAGACATCATGCAAATGGGAAAGCAAATAGTCAACGAAGGCTGGGGCCCTCGTGGTGCTGACAGGTATTCGGTTTGGTTGTATAAAGGCGGTGGGGCATGTGGCCACACATGGCGCAAGATGACTTATGCAAGTGCAAAAGGTTTTGGTTTAGACTTGACTAATCCAAATATCAAAGAAGCTATGGATGTGCGTGTAAAGAAAGCAGGATATAAAGTCCGTAACAATCCGAAGGTAGCACAAGAGCCACGTGACATGCCTTATGAAGGCTTCCTTCCTGATAATCCAAGATTCGCTAATAAATAACTGAACTATGGCAGAAGTATTATTAATCTCTGAGAACTACATCAAGAAGTACACAACCGTCAATGGTAGTGTTGACCCTAACTTGTTATATCCGTCCATCTATTTGGCGCAGGATAAGTGGCTACTTCCCTTTTTGGGAACTGATTTGCTTAACAAGATTAAGACCGATGTAGCA